TTGAAGCCGGTTCCGCAAATACACCAATTTGCTTCGCTCTTGATTTGAAGTTTCTTGTGTATACAACGTATTGTGTTGAGTTTGCCATGGTTTTTGTTTCCTTCTTAGTAGATGGAAAAAGTGTATTAAACATACCTTTTAGCATATTGTTTCCTTTTCCTTTATTGTTATTATATGGTTACGTAACTCTGGAGTTTCAATCTCTGTTATCCTACGTTCCATAATACAATTATATACTAGAAAGTGTATTGTGTCAACCTTGGCATAAAGATCAACTTTTATGCGACTATTTTTCCTTGTAGTCCGGTACCGCGAACAGGTCTATGCCCTCATCCAACAACTTGTTGGTCTCTTCCTTAGTTGGCTTACCATAGAACTTCTGGTCACGTTTGCCCTTGTGTGCCTTCCTGGCCTCACGGGCGAAGTTCTTGCCAACGTCCTGGTAATCTTTCTTGATTTTCTTATTCAACTTCTGTAGTATCTGTTCCGCAGTCTCGCCCATGACGAAGTAGTCATCCGGAATAGTTTTCTTCTTCTTGGGCAGTTTCACCGAAATGGTGGCTAGTGCTTTGTCTACTGCCGTGCTGTCGCACATGGGACAGTTGATAAGTCCCTTGTTCTTCTGTCTCTTGTATTCATTGAGGTCTGGGAACCAACCCTCGAACTCGTGTTCGCATCTGCATCTCATTTGATATTTTATCATAATATTATTTACATTATATACTTGACTTGAAGAAGTGTCTACTATAATATATGAGTATGGCAATAAATGTTTCAGGATACACAAAAGGCAAACCCAAGAAGACTTCCCAAGGCAAGAACAAGAGTAGAATCAAGATGAGCTCTATGAACAAAGCCAAGAAGAGAAGTTACAAGGCGTATGCAGGACAAGGCAAGTAAGGACGAAGTCAGATTACTGATGGCTCAGATAGGCAACCTAGAAGTGCAGGTTGCGGACTACCAGCAGATCGTAAAAGAACTCTCCGACAAGCTCAGCGTCTACGAAAAGAAATACGGCACAGTGTTTGTGTCTTCTAGAAATACCTCAGACCAAAAATAACAGCATCCTTCTTCCTACGGAACTTGATGTGTTCGTAGTCGACGATGTACACGTTCAACCTACCACCGTGTTCATCCATTATCCTTTCCGTGTCTAATGGTCGGATTGTGATCCTGTCCTCGTCAGGCAACTTCGCTTCGTAACCCCAGAACATGGGCCACCAGTGTAAGGGATTCAGTGAGTCGTAGTGTTCCTTCATTATCAGCAGGAATATGACGGGTGTTATAGTGAACGGCTCCACCCACCATGGGATGGCGTCTATGGTAAGATAATCTATGAGATGTATGAATCCTGTCCACGCACCCAGTATGGCCAGTAGTATGCCTATTATGGGCCAGAACTCGTCCTCAAAGTCTAAGTCGTTATCGTGATGAGAATACATCCGGATCTTTTGTTGTTGACTCAGTTTCATATAAAGTATATAGTATAGGATATAATTACAAACACATAACTTGTTGTAACGCTCTCATGGAAGTTCACAACATCAACCCCTAAAATCGATATATGGAACTTGCTATATTAATGGCGGGTATTGTTTACGGCTTAATCATTGGCCTAATACCAGCCGCGGGAGCAACAACAGGTCTTATCACACTATTTGGAGTCATGCCCTACTTTGTAGGAGACCCTTACCTGGGTGTGATATTCTGCGTGGCAGTTGTGGCATCCTCAACAACCGGTGATTCATTTGCAGGTGTGCTGTTAGGCATACCTGGAGCCAACTCTGCGGCGGCCACCATGGTGGATGGTTTTCCCATGGCCAAGAATGGAGAGGCCACTAGGGCATTGAGTGCCGCGATCACTTCGTCTACTTGCAATGGTCTATTCTGGGGATCACTTACATTTTTATTTTTGCCATGGTACACCAAAGTTGTGATGTACATGGGCATACCCGAACTGTGGGCATTGGTGCTATTGGCATTTGTAACTGTGGGATTCGTATCCACTAGGCGATATGTCAGGAGTGTGCTCGCAATCGTGTTAGGTGTGACCGTAGGTCTGATTGGAGTGGATGTCAACAACGTACCAAGATTTACAATGGGTTGGAGATACCTCGAAGATGGTGTACAGATATTACCTTACATGGCAGGACTTTTTGCGATACCAGAACTCTGGGACGGATGGTTCAACAGGAAGAAGACCACAACGATAAAAGCAGAACACGGCAGTTGGCAAGATCTCAAACAAGGAGTAAAAGATACCATACGATGTTGGAAGGACAGTGCCAGGGGAGGAGCCATAGGTTCTTTCATAGGACTGCTACCTGGACTGGGTGGTGCAATGGCAGACTGGTTGGCATACGGTGCCACAGTTGCCGCTAATCCAAAAGAAAAGTTTGGCGTTGGCAATGTAAAGGGAGTCGTAGGCGCCGAGGGGGCCAACAACGCACAGAAGGCCTCGTCATTCATTCCAACAGTCTTGTTTGGTATACCTGGTGCAAGTTTCGCCGCGATACTGATGGGACTATTTTTGTACCTGGGCATTGACCTGGGATCACCTGATACATTCTACGACGACAAATTATTTGACAGCATGACCTATGCGTTCCTACTTGGAACAATTATCACTGCTGTCTTGTGTTATGGACTGGCATATTTCGCGGGGTGGATGACACGTATTCCATACGTGTACTACTTTCCTTGCATACTTGCTGTGATTGTTTGGGCAACCTTGCAGTACACGGGAGGGTGGGAAGACCTAGCGGTACTATTAGTATTCTCAGTATTTGGAGTGCTATGTAAAAAATTCCAAGTCAGCAGGCCAGCACTGCTGATTGGGTTCATATTAAGTGACAGGATATACAACCTCACTTATCAACTAACATCCTTACATACGGTAAATGATTTAATCACAAGGCCTATCTTTATTTTCTTGATGGCATGTGTTATCCTGCTAATGTATTGGGGAATAACAAAGAGGAGTCGATTAGACTATGCTTAAGAAAACAATAATGGCGTTGGTGTTGATGACAACAACGGCGCTGGCAGATTACAACTTGATCGTGCCACAAAAACCATCTGGTGGAACTTCTGTGTGGGCACAGATAGTTGTAGCGGAATGGGAGAAACACCTGGGTGAGAAGATCAATCTTATCTACAAGCCAGGTGCAAGAGACCAACTGGGACCAAACGAGTTCCAAAATCAATTAAGGTTTGATGACAAGACTATATTAGTATCACATGGTGGTAACGGTATATCATATCTCGTGGAACCTGTAGAATACAATTACTTTGATTGGGAATCAGTTGGACATATGAACCTAAACATCATTGTGGGTGCTAGGAACAAGGCAGACACAAAGAACGGACCTATACAGTTTCCGTCAGGATCTGGAATGACTCCAGAGATCATGGCAATCGTCATGTTGCTTACAGGACCCAACGGTGATCCAGTAAAAACATTTGAGAACAAGATTGTATGGGTAAAAGGAATGAAAGGTTCTGAGAGAAGACTTGCATTCATCAGAGGTGATTTGAACGCGACAAGGGAAAATCCTGCCGCATACAAGAAACACGTGATGCCAGTGATAGGAAAAGGTGATGCATACACTTGGTTCCATCATGGACTACTAAATGTGAAAACGGGCGAGCACGACAAGGATCCAAACTTCACAGAACCAACATTTGAGGCACTGTACGAATCAACATACGGAGTGGCACCGAGTGGTGACTTCTATGATGCGTACAAACTTGTCAAGAGTTGGAGAGATGCTTTACAGAAAGCATTCTGGGTGAACAAGGGCAATCCAAACAAGGCCAAACTTGTTGCCGCATTGGACAAGATGATCAATGATCCAGAGTCAGTGGCCGCTATCGAAAAGAAAGTGGGCAAGTACGAATGGAGAACAGGTGCAGAGGGTGACGCCGCAGTAAGAACACTGAAGTCATTCATCACACCGGGTGCGTTGAAAACACTATCTGATTTTGGAAAGAATCAATTGGGTTACAATGCTATCTACAAGGAAGAGTTGACCAAATAGATGTATATTTTGTTTACAGGGGCACCGGGATCAAAGTGGAGTAGTGTTGTCAAGAATATCTACTGGAGTGATGATATAGATCACACAGACTATACAGAAGAGAGAACCTACTACCACGATGCCGATACCCCTGGACGCAAACATCTCATGCACACGGGTGCCTATTTTGATCCGGGCATGGAGTTCAGCACAACAAGAGATAATTGGGATCTGCCCTTCTCCGGCAAAGGCAAAAGGATTATAAAGTCTCACACGTTCGCACATGAACTTGTACATCTGAAAGACTTTCACCATCCCATTGTTATGGTGTACAGGAATGATTTTGAATGTTTGGAGTGGTGGAAACTGTGTGGCGAGTTCAACATAACATATCCAAACTACCAGCATTTTGTTAATCTCGATTTGATGTGGGAACACATTCAAGCAGAAAATAAAGATATAATGCAGTTCATCAAAGATAACAAAGATAAAATTCACAAACCCAGAGACAATGTAGACCTTTGCAGGTTGCTAGAAATAAGTTTCCCAAATACGAAGGGAAGGATACATAATTACGCAGACAAAGGAATACAAGTTTATGTCTACAAGTAATTGGGAAGACGCAAAAGCAAGAAGCAACTATCACTTTAATAAGTGGCACAAGGACACGGACTGTGTGCAACACCTGGGCAAGTTCACGGGCGGGTGGCAGACGGAATTACAATCTGTGATAGAGGATGCCAAGCCACTTAACTGGGGTAACCGTAGGGAAGGCACGGGCAGAGAAAATGTCAATGTTGATGTCGAGGCAGAAGAGAATGACCTAAAGACAGCAGGTGCTGATCCCAAGATGACAATTTACAGAGGACTCAAGGACTTCACAAAGTGCCCAACACTACAAAAGATAACAGACTTCTTTGAATTGTCATCTACCAAATCAAAACTACACGTGCAGTTCACAGGTGAGGTTCTAAACATGCACGTAGACAAATTGTATGACCTCGACGCAAATCCCAACAACGTGATAAGGATCATGATCATGCTACAGGATTGGGAGCCCGGCCAATTCATAATGTATGGTAACCAACAGTTTGACCGATGGCGAGCAGGAGACATTCACAAATTTGACTGGCCCAATATTCCACACGCAACAGCAAACGCAAGTAACAAACCAAGACCCATGTTGGTAATCACAGGTGTAATGACAGAGAAGACCAGAGAGATACTAGCAAAGCCGATCAATAAAAAGGTTTGACAGCATAAGCATTTAATATATACTGTCATTACATGAACAAAAAGATATTTGCGAAACTTCTCGCACACAGTCAAAACAATCTGGACAAGATCACACAACCTTATATTCAGGAAACATTTGGTGTCCAAGTGCAGAGATGTGACACCATCGAACAGTACGTGGAGGCAATAGACGATGCCTGCTTGAACAAGTATTTCTCAAAATATTGGCAAAACGACATGAAAAAGTGGAAGTATTCTGGTCTTGCTTTGATAGACGAGGTAAATTCTTTAAAACCAAGGGCGGTGCTAGATGTCGGGTGTGGTTACAACGAATTCAAAGGCAAAATACATAATCTTATCGGTATAGATCCATACAATAACCTTGCTGATCACGAAGTGGGCACATTAGAATATAGAACAGACCAGAAATTTGATGTAATTCTATGTCTAGGATCAGTGAACTTCGGTAACAAGGATAAGATAATAGCAGAAGTTTCTAGATGTGTGAGTTTACTGGCAGACGGTGGCACAATGTTCTTTCGGGTAAATCCTGGAGTGCAACACGACAAGCCAGAGGCAGATTGGATAGAATTCTATGCTTGGAACGTGCCTTTTATTATAGAACTGGCTGAGATGTTTCAATTGAAGATTTTAGACATCAGAGATGACACAAATCAACGAAAATACTTCATTTACCGTAAAACCAAGTAGACTTATGCTAGAATTGTGCTACAATAAGAAGTAAATACCTACAATGCAAAAACATACTAGAAGTTTATTAGAAGAATTGAGCTCAATGCCTTTAAAAAGGGACAAGGAAGAGGTTGTAGAGAGTAGAGCCTCACACATCCTTGAAAGTGCCATCAGACTTATGACATATATCAGGGAGAACTTCGATCAAGACACAGCATTCAAACTAGAAAAGAAATTCAACTCCGCACTTAAGAACATGGACGCTTCCAAGTTCAGCAAAGGAGTCGCACGGATTAAAGAGAATCGAGACGTAAAAGAGAACGTGCTTAAAATCAAAGACGGCGAATACCGAGAGGACTAATCAATGTTGATAGAAGATGTCCTAACAGAGTTCAAGAGGACACACCTTGAACACATCGAGGACATAGTGATCACCGACGGCTACGAGGGTGGCAAGGCAGTCTTGGAATACTTCAGAGGATTATTATTAACATTGAAAGGATCAAGTTCTGAGGCCATGAGTGTGTCTGTGAAGTGGGACGGTGCACCCGCTGTGGTGTGTGGAACCAATCCAGACAATGGTAAATTCTTTGTGGGCACAAAGTCAGTGTTTGCAAAAGCGGCCAAAGTAAATTACACAAAAAAAGACATAGCAAACAATCACGGTACAGACGACCTAGGACAGAAGTTATTAAAATGCCTGGTACATCTAAAGAAACTTAACATACAGGGAGTGGTGCAAGGTGACCTGTTGTTCACTGATGAGGACATCACACGTAAGAATATAGATGGCAAGCCTAACCTCACGTTCACACCTAACACAATCACATATGCAGTACCAGAAGCAAGTGAATTGGGCAAACAGATAGACCGTGCTAAAGTAGGAATCATATTCCATACCACATATGTGGGTGATTCTTTAGCAGACATGAACGCACAAGGTGGAGCAGATGTTAGTTCATTTGCTAAAAGCAATGATGTGTTCTTTGACAATGCCACTTACAAAGACGTTTCTGGCAGTGCTAAATTTACTGATGATGAAACAAAACAATTCTACAACGGTATAGAGAAATTAGAAACACTGTTGAACAGTGTTCCACGTAACCTTGCAAGTGTACTAGGACAGAACGCAGACTTTATACCTATGTTCCAGATGTACATCAACGCAATGGTCAAGCAAGGACAGTTACCAAGCGATGTCAATAAATTCCTACTAGGATTCAAGAAGTTCTATTCAGATAGAATGCAACAACAGATGTCAGGACTCAAAGCACAAAAGGCATTGCAGTTAAGACAGGACAAGATGAAGCAGATGCCAGTGTTCCTTAACAGGGCCAAGAAACCATTACAGGCCATGCTCATGTTCTACAAAGCAGTGCAGACCATGAAAGGATTTGTGCTTAAGAAGATGAACCAAGCACAGGCCATAGGTTCGTTCCAACAGACGGATGGCGGCCTAGAGGTGACTGAACCAGAGGGTTTTGTTGCTGTTGACAAGTCAGGTAATGCTGTTAAGTTGGTAGATAGGTTGGGATTCTCAAGAAGGAATTTGACGGCTATCAGCAAATTCAAGAAATAGTTCTAATGTCTTGTTGATCTGGACACTCAATTTTTTCTCATCAAAGAAGGTATCATAGTTGTGTTTCCTCAGTGCTTGTGTCTGCAGGTATATGTCTTGCCATTTCTTGTTGCCGCTTTCCACCACACTCCCTTCGCTACACTTTGCCTTAAGATCTTGCAAGAGAGAAACTAACTTGTCTCTTCGTTTTCTAGGATCCCGTTCGAGATCATAACTCTCATTAAAATAATTTCCAAATGTCTTGAACCCTATCTCTCTTAATTTCTGTAGATACAAGTAGTTGCCATGCACTACAAAAACATGTTGTGCAATTATTGGTTTCCATATCTTCTCAGTCATGAACACGTCGTAATCATTATCGTTGGTTTCTGATACCAAACTACACACTGTATCGATGTAAGGTAATTCATAGATATCTTGATCTAATCCAAAACGTGGATACTTGTCTGCATCGACATTGGGTAATTCGTACCCGTCAGGCATAACACTTTTTTTTGATTTATGCAAATGGAATGTGTGTATACTGTTAGTAAGCAAACCTTTTGCTAACAAATGATCATAAAGTTCTACTCTGTGGGGCCTGGCCGCTTTATTTAGATAGAGAAAGTCATGTTTCTTGTGCCAATAACTGCCATTGTGATTATGGGTGAAATTAAATGTGTTGCCCTTGTGTTTTTTATACATGTAATACCAAAACCAACTGGTACCTCCAGTCCATTTGACGTGCTCTGTTGTAAATTTGGGCCAGACTTTTTCCTCTTGATCTGTGCTTTGAATATTTTCTATTGACTCCCAAGGGCTGGCCGCTATGAAAACAAATCCTTGACTCTTTAGTAAGTCTAATCTACGCTGTAATTCTTCATTAAATTCTTTGTTGTCCGCTACTCTGGCGTTGCCATGATTGACATCGATGATGGCGAATTTCCTATCATAGGCGTCTAAATCATACCATTGCAAAGTGTAATATTCACAAGTCATGTCAAACGTTTGATTAGGTAAACTATGCATGGAGATAAAATCTGCATAGTGCTGATTTTGTCCAGTCTTCATTACATCTGTGAGAATAAAGTTTCGTTGCATATGCCCTATAAATACCCGTATGTTAACACCATTTTTAAAGTATGTATCCGAAGGCAAAGTAATAAGAAGACATAGTGACTTGCAGAGATTCACTTTCCCAGAGGTCACGGAGAGGATATATGTCAGTTTCCTGGCCCTGGCATTAATGAGCCAGAACAAGGACACCATGCCGTTCGTGAAAGCATACGCGGATCACACAATGGCAAAAGGCACCTTTGACCAGGTGAGGATGATCAACAACGATCTCTCAAACATGCTGGCTATCGTGTCAGGAGATCCCGAGATCACAAAGAAACTGAAGAACAAGGATCAAGCACAGGCAATGAGGCAGAGACAGCCGGTGCCGGTCATGGCACTGAGAAGGTACCTGAGGAGTTGGGAGGATCATTACAAGAATCTCACACACCTGGAACGATCACTCAACATACAAGATGCCAACCTCAAGAACATCAGGCGAGCAGTGGCCGACTACAACAATTTGAATTCAAAAATGAAGATGCAGACCCTACACAGACTGCAACAGCAATTACAATCCAAACTACCCAACACCGACATACTGAAAAAATTCAAGGAACTATGATGACGATCAAATACATTTGCGAGAAGTGTGAGTGCGAACAGCACTGCCGGAGATCCTGTACAGAGTGCAGGGACTGTCCAGACTGTGCATGTAAAGAGTGCGATGCCGGGAGCAAATAGTTTCTGGGTACTTTACGGACAGCACACCAAACCCACTTACCTAGAAGATGCAGGCAATGGACAGCAGGCACAAAGAGATGCCGCTCTGCAATACATCAAGCAGTGGCGTGTGTGCCTGGACATAGGTAGCAACATAGGACAGTGGACGAGACCACTCTCTAAGAAGTTTGAAAGTGTGGTGTGCTTCGAACCAAATCCCAACTTCAGAGAATGCTTCGAGAAGAACATACAAGAGAAAAATGTATTGCTATGGCCTTACGGATTATCAGACAAAGAACACAAGGCAAAGCAAGACTTCAACTCAACTGTGTTACATGAAGAGGATGGAGACATAGACTGTAGGACACTTGACAGTTTCGGATTGACCAATGTAGACTTCGTTAAGATAGATGTTGACGGCTTTGAGATACCATTACTGAACGGAGCGAGGGAAACATTGAGCAAGAACGATCCCGTGATCAACATAGAGATGAAGAGGGACAAGAGGACGGATATTGTTGTGAAATGTGAGTCTATACTGAAAGATCTCGGCTACAAGTTCCAAAAACGCACAAAGAGTGACGAAGTGTGGCTTAAATCTTAATATTACAGCATAATTTACCAATCTTACCAATAAATACTTGCAACTTGATTCCTGAGCGGGATCATAGTCATTTAAATCAGAAAAAAGGAGGATTAAAAATGGCAACGGAAAACAACACGACATTCGTGGCGGGAACACAATCTTTTCTAGGAAAAGAACTTGAGTTCATCACGATTGATGCAGGTGAGGAATTAGCGAATCACCTGTTGAAAAACGAGACAGCAAACGCGATCGAGAACACAGTCAGACAATACGGTAACATCGTAGGTTCAGGCCCGTTATTCGATACGAATGCTTCTAGAACATACATAGTTGAAGGTACAGACATGTTCGTTGGTGCACCAGCATCAGCAGGCGGTTCTTTCACATTAACTGAATCAGGCTCAGACGGTTCGTCAGTAGGTACTCTTACTGCGGCACTGAAAGCACTTGGAACAGTTGATTCAATTGATCTAAACGACTCTGGCACAACTGCCAAGATCGAAGACTTAACGATATAATAGGATAGGAGAATAAAATTATGCCAATATCAAGAAATAACTTTACAGCTCTACCTGTTGAGGCAGAGCAAGAAGGAGTTGATGTATCATTCTTTACAGTAGACTTCATCAATGCAATGAACTCAGAGACTGGTGATCCACAAGCGGATTCAACAGCGGCTGGTTTAGCACTAGTACAAGCGGCTATCATGAACCTAGGAATCAACATCCTAGCAACTGGTCCGTTAGGAAACTCAAACACAGAACTTACATACATGGTGAGAGCTGACAGTTTGGACGTTGCTAACCACATCACTGCGAACGGTATCAGAGATGCGATCAGAGCTGTTGACACAAACGGAAGAGCGGCAAGTGCCACTCCAAGAAACACTGCCAACATCTCAGCGGCGACAGTAACGGCTAAAGACGTTTACATTGCTGTTTAATAGTCTAGCATAGGAGATACAGACAATGACAACTAAAGTAAACCCAACTAAAGCAAACACAACTGATCACCTTTCAGGTAAGACGATCACGGCTGTGACTGTAGACTTTGCAGTTAACGGTACAGACTTCTCTGACACTGAAATGGGACCATTGGGTGCGGTACAATTAGCGATAGCAAACCTTTCGCAAATTGGAACACCACTTATCATCACTAAATTAAGAAGTGATGGTTCCAACGATGGTCAAGTTTTTGACATCATCTGGGAAGGTGAGTTCGGAACTGACACGTACGATGGTTCAAACAGCGAGACGTTAGCGGCGTACCTACAAACTGAGTTAAGACTGTTAACTTCAGTTGGTGCAGGTCCAGTTAACTTGAACTCGGCGACTGTTGTGGCGGCTACAGCGGCATCATTCTAATCCAATTAGACTGATACACAATTACCAAAGGGCGGATCTATTTTTAGGTTCGCCCTTTTTTTACGAGTAAATAATCACATGCCAACACATTTACAAGAAGCGATAAAGATAATATTGAGTGCAGATTCCAAACTGCGAGACAAGACCCCAAGGATCTACGCCATGCCCAAGGATGAACACATGCCCAAGGCATTCACAAACCTCAAACGTATGCGATATTTGTCCCATGACCTCTGTGCGGGCAGGAACATCAAGAGATGGTTATGGAGGGATTACAACCCGGAGATAATATTACAGCAACCACCCTTCGACCGGTACGAGGACCAGAGTGAGATCTTCACGCTGATACGTCATCCGGAAGAACGTTGGTGGTCAGGCATCAAGGACATGTTCTATTTCATGCCATGGTACGGCTGGTGGGTCAACGACAAGATAATGGAACAGTGGCCACACTTCGGAAGAGGCACACTGAGGTATCATGACATCATGCAAGATATCAAACCGCAACACCTTATCAAGTGTGACGCGGGACTCAATGACAGGATGATCAACTTTGCCAAGACACATGGACTACTTTGCTATGGCAACATTCCACACGAGAAGGCACTGCGACACAGCAAACCAGATATAAAGAGCCTCGAGGACAAGGGAGTCAGAGAACTCAAAGCCTGGTTGAGGGAGAACCCAGACAGGCAGAAACAACTAGACGACTACCTGGCACCAGACTGGCAGTACTGGGAGAAGGTAGAGTACCAAGACTGATGCACGAGTACAGGCTACACACACTGGTGGACATCACCAACAACGGTAACCTCAAACAACAGTTCCCGTTCACCACAGATGCGGGACATGACATACAAGACAAGCACACACTATCAATAGCACGTGACCAGAATTCAAACTTCTCAACAATGTTGCAACTGCTACAAATGAGGGGTAACATCACGTGGGAAATGCCACCGCAGAGGGTAGAACTTCCAGACCTAGGAAATCATGCATTCGGGTCTTACTACGAAGGTGCACACTCCACATGGCACTTCCAGTTCTTCACGGAACAGTCAGGTGTTTATGGCGATATGGTTGATCCAACAGAGAACCTTGTGGAGGACTTCGGCCTTGTGCCAGTGATTGCTGAATGCACTAACACAGCACACTTGCCATTACATACTTTCGTCACAAAGGAAATGCAGGGCACTGAGAGACAGAAGATAATTGGTGCACTAGCAGGTGGCATTATAAACACGTACTTTTCATACGCCGGTCCCATCGATAAATAACAGTACATTAAGGCACAAACTTTCTAATATTAAGGCACACACAGGCGATGCAACAGGCTCATTTACAGGCTCTACTAACGGAGGTACAAATCCTCAAAAGAGATTTAAGAAGATATATGAGTACAACAGAATTAGAAAAACAAAACCTTGAAGCACACGTGGACCTTTGTTCAGAGAGATACAAAGGATTACACGATAGACTTTCAGCGATAGAAGTAAGGTTGGCCAAGATGAATGAAGATATGTCGACCAGTCACAAGAGCAGTCAGAAGACAATCATAGCAACAGCAGGTACAGTGGTCGCAGGTTTACTATCAACGGTGGTAGTGATCCTGATGAAAATGCCAGGCTAATATTACCAACACATGTTCATACAGATAGCACCCCGGGCCAAGGTCTACGTCACAGACACGGATGTAGAATTCATCCGGGCACACGCACTGGAGTCGTTCAGGAGTGACCAACTGTCACCGGAGGATGCCGACAGGGCCAAGAGATTAGCGGACAAGGCGGTGTTCGTTCGCAAGAAACTTGACACACACATGCAATATGCTTTAAATAGGAAGATAAAGTTTGTTGCAAATGACAGGAAAAAATAAATCAGAACTGGTAAAACAGATCGAGGCATACGGGCTGAAAGGCAAACTTGCGGACCTGGCACACAGAGAACAGGCACGTCAACCATTCCGACACCTACCCAAACAGTTCTCAAAAGGTATCCTCATAGGCAACATAGCGATTGTACCCAAGAAACATACCGGCACTAGGTACGTGTATGTGATAGCGGACATGATGGAAGCCAAAATCTTACACGAAGACATCAACCTAAAACAGACCGCCATACTAGTGGCACACTACCTGGCGGACGGCAAGAATATACCCAACAACATATTGGATGTGGATTCCAAACATGCCTCGCAACTGTTTGACATACAGAGTGCCAAACGCATGATAAAGGAAGCACAGAAGAACAAGGATGAACAGATGGAAGACGTGTATTGGGACAGATTGGATGTCGCTAACCGCCTAGCGGACGAGTGCAAGGCGAATATACAGCAGATCTTTAATGACACGTTCGGAGCATAGATAATAAATAAACACAGTATGAAGAGCTTAGACCTTACAAAACCCATTACTACAGAATCATTACTGAAAGAATTTGAAAGTAGATTCAACATGACCATGGATCTTTCTCAGTTCAATGAAGAAGAACTACAGGACTACGCCAATCACGTGAGAACAAAGATACATGAGATCACACAGAACACACACTTCGGACAAGAATTAACAAATGATGGCTACCAGAAGAATCAAATGATGTTGGACATCATAAACCAAGCGATACAAGAGAGAAAACTTGCAGAGTACGGCGGTAGCATGTCAAATGATCCTATGACAAAAGGTGCAACAACAGCCATTTCAGCAAAAACAAAACTAGACAAAGGTCAAGCACTAGACCAAGACGAGAAGAAGGTTGTTAGCAGACTGATCCAAAAAGAAGGTGTTGAAGAACAATCAGAATTAATTTTAGCGGCCAAGGACATGATGGACAAGGTCACATCGTTCTTGGAAGACCTAGCGTCAATGAAGACGGAAGGTGCACTAGAGCTAGTAGACAGAATCAGAGATGAGATGGGTGCCGAGAAGGCAGACGCATTCCTACAAAAAATCCAACCAGCGATTGAACAGGCGGAAGCCACTTTAACGACAACTAGACAAGAGCTAGACAACGGTGTAAGAATTTTGACCGGAGAAGAAGTAGCATCA